AGATGCCAATCTAGACAAGTCGGATCATACATCAAGTAAAAATTCCTTGTCAACCGTTTTTGAACCACTCCGGCTTTAAAGCCCTCAACTGCCACACGCGGGCCTGGGGCACCTGGTCACCCCATTGCGAAATCGCCTGGCGTGTGATGCCCAGCAGCTTGGCCAGGGCCATAGCCGTTCCTGCAAGTTCGATAGCCTTTGTCGTGTCCATCCCCTGATTGTAAGCGGTCTTTACTGGTTACCGATACCCGACAAATGTAAGGGGGCTTTACATGGTAGGTGTTGACATGGATGTAAAGGTGGCTTACAGTACACCCATGCCCTAGCACATTGCACGGGGTCTTTTAGGAGAATCAAGATGACTAAATATCTCACCTGTGCCGAAACCGCAAAGTTGGTTCGCGCCGCCCTCAAAGAAGCATTCCCTGGCGTCAAGTTCAGCGTCAAGTCAGACGTGTACAGCGGCGGTGCCAGCATCAACATCAAGTACACCGATGGCCCTACTTGTAAACAAGTCAAGGCTGTGGCTCAAATGTTCGAAGGATCGTACTTCGACGGCATGACCGACTACAAGGGCAGCAACTACGGCAGCCTGGATGGCGAAAAAGTTCGATTCGGCGCTGACTTCATTTTCGTGAATCGTTATTTCAGCGTTGCGGTTTTGCAAAACGCCGTCAAGGCTGCTTGCGAGTACTACGGCTACGCAACGCCAGCCATCGAAGATGGTTACTTCGGGGCCAGGATTGCCGACCGGCTTGATTACGAAACAGACCGCCGCATCATGACTAAGGTTAACGAAGTCAGCCTGGTGGCCACTCAGCCAAGCCCCACGCTGGCCCGTGTCGCCTTCCTGGGTGACGACGGTTACGGCTACGGCGCTGTTGGTCGGTTGGCAGCATAAAAATTTATTGTCAAAACTCTTGACTGCCCGTGTAAAGCGGGCTTACAATGCAACCATGCCGCAGCAAGCGGTCTTTTAAGGAGAATCATGATGACTACAACCCCCGCTAATCGAGTCGCAACCTTTGTCAATCCTGACTTGGGCATTGCATCCACCGTGACCACTGTCAAAAAAGGCTATGCGGTTACGTTGCTGGACACCGACGCTGAACAAATCGTTGGCGCTTACATCTACCCTGCCGCCATGCTGGCCCAGGCAATTAACAAAGCCAAGGTGCTTGCCAATGTCTAACTGGCCCTTCCCGCCGCCTGGCGGGCCTGTCCCTTGGACACCCGCCCAGGTACGCGAATACAAACGCAAACAACAGCAAGAGCAAGAGAAAACCAACCCCGCACCGTTCTAAGGAGACATCATGAAAGAGTACAGACAGCACTACAAGACAGAACGCCTGTCAAGACGCGCAGAAGCCGCCTGGGGCTTCATTCTGGCCTTGGCCATAGGTGTGGGCCTTGCATGGCTTCTCGTGGCTTGGTGGTCGTCATGAACCGGCTTCTAGACCCCAAGTTCAAGTACACGCCAGCAGCCGCCACAGACATCACGCAGACATGGCGCAAGTACGGCTGGAAACCAATCGCAGAAAGGAAAAAAGATGAGCCACCAACAGTTCTACGAAACCGTCCAAAGACAACAGGAGTATGAAATGCAAATCAACCCAGAACACATCATCAACAGCATCGAGAAGACCGCTGGCATCCATTACCGTGACGCAGACGCTGCTGATCGCTTGGCATGGCAGGTAGGCGCACTGACTGCAAAGATTCGTGAACTGTCGGCCCTGCTCCAGTACACGGTTGACCAACTTGAAGAACTCAGGAGCAAGAAAAAATGATCGGCACTAAGATAGCTACCGCCTTTGTCAAGGCACAGAAGGCTTTCGGCCCTGCGCTTAAGTCTTCCACGAACCCCCACTTTCGCAGCCGTTATGCTGACCTGTCGGCCTGTGTAGAGGCAGTCATTGACGCCTTAAACCAGAACGGCATCGCTTTGATGCAGCAGACCTGCGACAGCACAGATGGGGTGACCGTTGAAACCGTGCTGATCCACGAATCAGGCGAAGTCATCACCAGCGGCAAACTGCACGTTCCTGCTGCCAAACACGATCCCCAGGGCTACGGATCAGCCTTAACCTACGCTCGGCGCTATAGCCTGATGGCTGCTTGCGGCATTGCGCCTGAAGACGACGACGGCAACGCAGCAACGCGCCGCACAGCAACCCCAGACATCACAGACCACCTGGCGGCTATTGAGGCCAGCGCCAGCAGCGACGAAATGACCAAGGCGTACAAAGATGCCTACGATGCTTGCCAAGGCAATCAGTCGCTACAACTGAAGGTCATCGCAGCCAAGAAAGCCCGTATTGATAGAGCAAAGAAGGAGAAAGCAGCATGAAAAACACCAACACAGGCGGTTCAGCGTTTCCAACGCCAGCGCACAATTTGCAAAATGACGGCATGACCCTGCGCGACTACTTTGCGGCCAAGGTGCTGCCCTCGCTGTACTTGGACTATGTAAACGAACAAAGGATGGAAGGAGAACGAATCAAAATTGGGTCACCGCATGACCCAGGCGTTTCCGCAGAATGTTTGGCGCGGGAATGTTACGCAATAGCCGACGCAATGCTTGCAGCAAGGAACTACAAAGATGATTGAAGTCGAACAGCGAACCGACGATTGGTTTGCCGCCCGCCTGGGCAAAGTCACGGCCAGCAGCTTGTACAAAGTCCTGGCCAAGACCAAGACAGGCTATGGAGCAGATCGAGGCAACTACATGACCCAGCTTGTTCTGGAGCGGGTCACCGGCTCAAAGGCTGAGTCCTACACAAACGCATCCATGCAATGGGGCATAGACCAGGAACCATTCGCCAGGGCCGCGTATGAGGCTTCCAGGGGCGTGATGGTGGACGAAGTGGGGTTTATCCCTCACCCATCAATTGAAGCGGCTGGTGCCTCTCCTGACGGCCTTGTCGGGGACGATGGGATGGTAGAAATCAAATGCCCTGACAGCAAGACCGCCCTGGAATGCTGGCTATCGGACACGCCGGTAGAAGGCAAATACTTCGCCCAGATGCAATGGCAGATGCGCTGCGCCGACAGGTCATGGTGCGACTACGTTGTGTTTGATCCGCGAATGCCCGCCAAGGCCCAACTGTTTGTCACCCGTGTACATCGGGATGATGAATGGCTGTCGGTCACGGAAGGCGAAGTCATTAAGTTCTTGGCTGAAGTGGATGCCAAGGTTGCAGCACTGAAGAAAATTATTGGGGAATGAAATGCCTAAAGTCACTAAAGAAATCACCGTCATCACCGGCCAGTACACCAACAAGGACGGCCAGCAGAAGAACCGCTATCAACGCATCGGATCGGTCATTGACACCAAGAATGGTGAAATGCTCAAGATTGACGTTATCCCACTGAAAGACGGCGGCTGGGACGGCTGGGCGTACATGAACGAACCACGCGAAGAACAGCAGTCTAAGCCGCAGAAGCGAAATAGCGGGTTTGACGACATGGAAGACGTTCCGTTTTAAGGGGCCATCATGGGTTACATCATTGGCGTTTTGTGCTTCCTCGCTTGGTTAACCCACGTCTTCACCTGCTTTGTAGATGGGATGTGGGGCTTCCTTCTGGCTGGCGCAATCTTCTTTCCAATCGGCATCCTTCATGGCTTTTACCTTTGGTTCGCATGATGCAAACAGATATCTTCCGTCAAGCCTACCTGGATGACCTAAAGTTTGAATGGCGGGCAACCATAGAAGGCGATGGGGGCCATTGCCCCTGTTGTGACAAGTGGGGCAAGATTTCGCCCTTCTCGCTCACAGAGACACACGCCCTCGCGCTTTTGTGGTTGTCCCGCGCCCCTTGTGATGACGACGGCTGGGTTAACGTCCCACCTATAGCACCGGCCTGGATGCTACGCGGGAAAAACTACACAATGATGGCCAAGTGGGGGCTGATTGAACACGGCGGCAACACTGACGACAGCAAACGCTCCGACGGGTTCTGGCGTGTCACACCTAAGGGTCTGCATTTCATCTGTGGAACCTTCACCGTCCCCAGAAAGGCGTACATTTACAACAACCAGGTTGAAGGCTGGTCAGACGAATGCGTTTCGTTTAGGGATTGCTTTGGCCGTCATTTTGACTATGCTGAAGTCATAGCCGAAAACTTCAACCTGAACGCGATCAGACTAGTTCAAAGTGCGGGCCGTCAATGAACGGGCGCTGGCCTTGCTTTCGGCGTTCGTCAATGTAGGCGTTCATTGCGGACGCCATCGTGCCCTGCCACTTGCGGATGTCTTTGACCGTCCAGGCGGCACCCCACCGCAAAGGCACATCAAACTCGATTGCAGCGGCTTTCATGGCATCGGCAATGTCGTCGTATAGGTTCAGTTCCCAAGACGCCCTATCGTCGATGTAGGCCATCAAATCCACAGCCCTGCCCTGGACGTGCGTCCCGCCCTCACGCACTTGGCTTGCACCCTTGTCGAACAGTTCCCGCTGGCGCTGTGGGGTTCGCACCCCTTCAATCACAGCAAAGTCCACCTTGGTCAGTTCAATGGCCAGGTGAACTACTTGCACCAGGCGTTTATCAACCCCAACCAGGTTGTTTATGGAACGCTGAGACAGGGCAAAGGTCATCGCTTAATCGCCTGTGCAATGCTGGGGGCGATCTTTTCCACAGACCTACCCACAACGTATCCACCTAGACCAAACTCCACGATTGACCACAGTTTGATGTACTCGGCTTCGGACAGATTAGGCGCAGCCCAGCCAAACCACCTAGCCACGATCAGGGCCACAAAGGTAATCATGGTCAGGGGTCGCCAGTTAGCCGCCAGCCAGTGAGTAGATGCCGCTTCGGTCTGGATGATCTTAGACGCCGCCTGTTCAATCTCAGACTGCGCCGCCAGTAGCTGGCGCATCACCTCGGCTTCGGCCTTGGCTTTCTCAGTCGGATCGGGAAACAGGTTGCCAACCACCTTGCCCAAGATGGGGGCCAATGCAGGGATCAAGGCTTGAAACATTAGTGTTTCCCAAAGTAGGACATGATGTAGCCAGCAGCGGCAGACGCAGCCGACACGATAGACATCCCAACCCAGAACCCACCGCGGCCTTGATTGGCCAACGCTACAAGTTTTTCCAGGTTGGTTTCCATCTTGTCGATCTTCTTTTCCATTTCGTCAAAACGGCGCTCGTAGCCCTGTACTTTTTCCCATAGCTGGCCGTACTTCACGGGATCAATCTCTGGCTGCATTCACAGTTCCCCTTCACTTCTTGCGCTTGTACTGAGGCGTGTTCAAGACCTCAAGATCAGTCAGACCGCCAGGGATTGTAAAATCGAACGTCGGTTCTACGCGAGGGGCTGGAGGCTGGTTAACAAGA